TTAAACGATGCTACATCCCAATAAGTACAGCTGGAAGTGCAAGTGTACATGAGATACCACGCGTTACCGGTCGTTTCCCATCGGTAGATATGGTCCTTAGTGAACGCCAGCAGTATCTCTGTTCCGGTATCGGTGATATGAGTATGATATTTAAGTACCGGGTTACTGTCAGGCGTTGCAACTATTTTACCCAGGGTTCCTATCTGGTAGCTGATACCGGTCAGAAACTCGGTTCTGCCGGAACCGGAATTGTAGATATATGCCGCCTCGGTTGCGTTCACGGCCTTATTGAATATCATCGTGTCATCAATATAGCCGTTCCATTTCTGGGCCTTGCTGTTATTGCACCCGATATACAGTTTTTCATTGTTATCGATATCACCCACCGCAGATATATCCTGTGAACCGTTACTTACCCCGTCAATGTACATTGTCATATTGCCGTCACGGTTACACGATACTATTACCTGGTGCCAGTCATTATCATTGATGACTGAATCCGAAGATACGTACACTACGTTCGTACCGTCGCCGATCGATGCGGTCAGTATATTCGCTGCTGTTTTACGGATAGTGAAATTGGCCCCGGTAATATACGACGTTCCCTTATGTATAAGCCACATCGGGTTTCCGTCGTCGTTGGTCTTGAAGAGCATCACTATACTGAAATCTGTACTGGCCCCGAAGTCCAGGGAGCTGTGGTCAGCGACCTCAATATAATCATTAGCGCCGTCGAATTGCAGACAGTTGCCTATTTTCCCTGCTGCCGTCATTCCTGACGCATCAACTGCCGATACCCCGTCATTGGTTCCCATCTCATCGGATATATCCGTTCCGGACGTTTCATTAAGCTTCCAGTACGCTACACAATTATTCAGCAAGTACGACGGTGTAGTGTTTAATATCAGTGACGTTTCACCTGTTACTGAACTTATAGTATAGGAATTGCCGTTCACCAGTATGGCACGTCCGTTATATCCTGCGTGCCATGCCGTTCCGGTTCCGTTCAGCGCCGCTGAGCCTGTCGCCTGTGTCACGGTTCCTTGAGTAACGGTGGTTTCGGCCAGTTCTTTAACACGCATCTTAGCAGAGTGTATCTCGCCGTTATATAGACGGATATTAGAATTGTCCGCAGTGAAAGCGTTCTGAAGGAAGATACTTGGGAAATCTTCCCTTTTACCTAATACCGGTGAATATATGCCAAAATGTTCCATGGTCAATCCTAATCTATATCTCTCGGCGCACCGCCGCCCGATATCAAAGGTGTCCAGTAAATAGTCGGTGTGCCGGAATTTGAGGTTTCAGTTATTTTAAAATAATAATCCTTAGGCACAAACAATGTCAGTGATTCGACCGAACTTCCGGTGCTTGCCCATGATTCAACCATCTTCGTTGCAGGCGGGTCACTGTTACCCATATAAATAGCATAACCGACCGGATATGGTATCAATACCGTTACAAACCCTGCCGTCTGCGCTTGGTAGACATGTTCTTTAATCAAAGCGTTACCGTCCGAATCCACACTGCCATGTGCGGCCCCGACCGGTATATTGCCACTCACTTGGTCGTCCACATATTTCTTATTCGCCAGGTTCGTATCTTCGCCCGGTGCTGCATTACTGGCAGTTCTGGCAGTATCTGGAAGAACGGCTACATCCGCGTCGTCCGCTTCGTTGCGTCCGGCTTTGATAAGGTCCACCGAATCGTCGCCTGCTTCGTTCACACTCTTTAGATACGTGTTATTGGTCAGACGGCCATTGTCCAGGTCCAGGAAAGACGAACCCGATATCTTGGCCTCTGTTATCTGTACCTCGCTGCCGGCCTCGTCCTCAAAGTGCAGTTCGCCGTTGGTATTCACCTGCTTAACGTACAGCGAACCCACATCGCTGGCCCCTAACGTCGGAGCTGCAGACTGAGCCTCTCGGAACTGTACCCTGGAATGCTTGCCGGCATCATCGTCGTCGTAACCGCTCCCAGCCCCGGAATCGGAACCCATGTAATGGTCAATTCCAAGTAATTCGACAACTGCCGCCGCCAGTTTGCGAATATCGTCGTCGCCGAGTTTCGGGTCGCGTGTTCCTTCCGGCCTGTTCGGGTCTACTCCATAGGTCTTGGTCATGGTTTACCTCCAATCTGAGCCTGTTTCACCGCTGCCGACAGGTTCTCACCGAAATTGGTCAGACTGTTCGCCAGTGCGGTCAGTTTGCCCTTATTCTGCTGTATCCATTGATAGCTTTTCTGGATAGATATCAGGTCGACAGTATCGCCGATCTTCGGGTTCTGACTGCCGGTGATGTTCCTGGCCTCATTGACCGATGCCTCGAATAAGTAACCGTCTTTTGATTCAGCTATTATTTTCATGATATTTAACTCCTGAAAGACCTCGGCTGCACCACGGACGGTGGCGACGAAACCGATAATCTGTTAATTTCACGCTCATACAAAACCATCTCTTTTTCCTGCTGGTCGTCTATTTCATATTTCTCATATACAAACGCCGCTGTAAGGTGTATTATTGCCCGCCGGAACTTGTCCTCAAATAAGATCGTGTCCAGACTGGACGGGTGATATTTCGCATAATACAACGTATAACTTTTCACTGTGTCCGGGGTCGGACGAACGTATATATAATCACCCCGCACCACCCAGCCGGATATCCCAGATGCCTGGTTCGGCCATACACCGGTATTGTAACCCTGGTTATCGAGCCATTCATCCCAGGTGATAGGGTCGTACCTGGTAGTATCCAGTATAAGACCGTCTATGATATCACCAGCCATATCAGATGGTTTACTGATATAAGCCTGGTTGGCAGTAGTACTGCCGGTGGTCGATGTTTTCAGTGCCCTGGTCCGTTCGGATATCTCCAGCAGGGCATCGTATATCTGATCGTCGATATCAGTTTCACTGCGACCTGTTATCTGGTTTACCCTGCTCAAGATGTCAGCTTTTGTAATGCTCATAATGAACCTCAAAATAAGAGGGCAGGCGAACCCGCCCTCGTTATTATTAGTCTGCTGCGTTAATCTGCCACGACAGCAGTATCCACGATGATGCTCCCGAACTCTGAATCGGAAGTAACAGTGTCAGAAGTCGCACTGTATTTAGCGGTCTTTTTGACACCATATATCCAATTAGTATGGAAGCCCCACTTGGTTTTCTGCCAGTCGCTGTGGCCTTCCTGCCAGCTCGGCATTTTACCGTAGCCTACACAGCCAGCCTGTGCGCCGAGGAACAGTGACCTTACTACTGAAACACCACTGGCACATGCCTCGCCAGTTGCGTCGAAGTATTCAGGTCCGGTTATCCCGCCTGCCCCGGTACGTCTGTGCAACAGAGTGGTAGGTTTAATTACCACACCATCCCAGATACCGGCAGCACCACTGAACAGCCAGTTACTGTTACCGCGTTTCTGTGCATACTGCACAGCGTTCAGCCAGTCAGCATCACCGCGCAGAGCTTTTATCTGCAGCGGGTCTACCAGCATAAGATAGAACGGTTCACCGTCGACGTAGATCGGACGTATCGGAGTGATGTGCGCACCACTGGAAGAATTAACTTCCTTCTGCGCCATTCTCTTAACGTACTCGATGACCTTCGTACCGAAAGTGTATCCGGTAGAAGATGAAACATCGGACGGGTCGTCCACCCTGGTCAGTGTACCAGCCGAGGTCTGACCGCCGCAGAAATATCTCGCGGCAGTAGAACTTCTCGATGGAGCCACCTGCTGGACGGTATTGATCTGGCTCGAACTTGCGTCTGTTGCCAGTGCCGAGGCACCGAGTATCTGGCCGGTGAAACCGTGAGATACCAATCCGCTCAATGAGTCGATGATATCCCTGGCTGCGACACGGCCCTTCCACTCGGCCAGTGCGGTCTTGGCCTCTGACCGAAGGTTAAAGGCCGCCGACTGCTCGGACATGTTACCATTAAGGATTACTGAGTGACCTCGCTCATGAAGCTGCAGACTGAACTTCTGGAAGGTCATACTTTCTTCGTTGCCTTCGTATGTTCCATCGTCCGTCTGACCGTTATCGGTGAGCAGATCTCTCAGACCGAAGGTGATCTTATCACCTTTTTTCTTTGTCAGGTCCATATTGACCTGGATTATTGAATCGGAACCCTTACCCATATACTGCGCGAGTGGGTTGGACGCGAAAGAGTCTTTGAACAGTTTCTGCGACCAATACTCCGGTACAAGATAACCATGGGTTCCGCCTCTTGCAAACTGAGTTCCCATATTATAATGCTCCTGTTATTACGTCAGGGCATTACGGACCTATCTTTTGAATACCTCATCAAAGAACTTGTTAGGATCTTCTTCGTATTCAACTTCCGGGTCCTTGCCCTTTGTTGTCGTTTCTTTCGCAGGAGGACTCAGGTCATGGCCCAGAGCGGTTAGACTCTGCTTGGCAATTATATACATCTTTTTAGCAGGATTGTTACTGGTAAGGGCATCTTCCCATTCCTTGCGTCCGATGACACCTTCTTTGGTCGCAGCTTCCAGAACCCTGTCGTAATCCTTTATTTCCTTACGCGCCTTGGTTTCGGACTCGATAAGAAAACTTTTCAGTTTCTGGTTTTCCTGCTGCTTGAGAGCAGCTTTCTGCTGTTGTTCCAGCAATCTCTGTGCTTCCTGCTGTGCCAGCTGTTTAGCCTGCCGGACCGTGAGGAAATCCTCATCATCTTCCGACGGGGCGTACTCGTCTTTGACCGTAGACGGAACGTGGTCGCCCTGTGCCTTCAACTGCTGGTTCTCTTGTTTTAACTGCCTGTTCTTGGCTCTTAGATCCGCGACTACTCGTAACGGAACACGGGTATCGTTCTCGTCGTCCGATTCTGTGAACAAACGGGATTGTCCGCTGTCCGATGCTTCCTGCTCTGTTTCCGCCTCAGCTTCCGTTTCACGTTCAACATCTACATCGGTTTCAGGTTCTTCCTGTTTCGCCTGTTCTTCGTCAACTTTTTCGATACCTGCTTCTTCCATTTTTTCGTCAACAAAATCGCCTAAATCCATACTGCACACTACCTTTCTTTAACCGACAAAGGACTGTCGTAATCCGATCTTTCACCGCAGATCGTATGCGTATACGCCTATACCTGGCGAGGGCCGCACCTACCGGTTAGGTACGATGATTTTCTTATGTTCATTTTTCAGCTGCAGATGCAATTCAGCAAACTGCAGTAAGTCTACATTGTGCCAGTGGTGGCACACTGAATCAGGGTCAACCCATATATCAAAACCTGCCTCTTTTATCTTCTGGCAGAAATAATAATCTTCACCCTGCTGAAAATTAGTTATATCTTCGTTCCATGTCGTTTTCATATAAGGCTTTTCCAGCTTTTCCAGTACATTCCTGCGTACCAGTATAGCCGAACCGCCCACCGCATGGCATTTGAACAGCTTATTCGGCAGTTCGTCAATTTCCAATGCACGGCCCAGTGTGCTGCCGTCATCTACCTTGACATTCCACCTGAACTTCTTCTCATCTTCCCAGAACGTCGGGGTGACCATCGAGATAACATCTTTATCCAAACCCCGCAGCACCCGCAAAGCGTACGGGTTGAACGGGCAGGTATCTGCGTCCAGGAAGAATACATGAGTCATATCCTTGTACATCGGGTCGTTCAGGAACCTGTCAATCAATGTATTGCGGGCAACTTCCGGAACCCTGGCCTGAACAGCATCGCGCACCGCTATCTTATGCATTGCGTTTATCTCGCAGAATGCAGAAGTGTTCTCAGCTATCTTTTTATCGCCCATCGGGGCCGGAATAGCTATCAGTATCTTATATTCCTGGTGATATACTCGTTTTTTAGCCATGCACCTCATTCCTTAGTAATGCGTCACCGCCGAAATCGTAGACTATCGTCCAGCCGGGCAGTGCCTCCATTATCTCATTTAAATTCGGACATTGTTCGTAATAGCGTTCATTGTTGTATTCTGTAAAAAGATATCTGGTGTTTGCCAGCGTTTTTTGCCCACCTTTTATCATTGCCAGTTCTGCGCCCTGAATATCTGACCAGATAAAATCTATGATGCCGCCGCTCCAGAAATCGTCCAGCGTAACAATGTCTACTTCGACCTGTTCGTCGAATACTATATCAGACCACGCGTTAAATAAATGTTCTGTTGGCTTGTATGTAGAACTCGACGCATTATACCACTGTGTAGTGCCGTTAGTTTTATCGTGACCATCAGACAAGTACAACACAGTCTTGCCTGCTCTGTCACCGACCGCTTTAGGTATAAATGTCACCTGTTTGAATTTGCCTGCTACATTACTTATGCTTTGCCGCACCCTCGGGTCGGGTTCAAAGACATAATATTCATAGTCCGCGACACAACTCTGTATCAACTTATTCAATTTATTGGCAGTATCGCCGTCATGGCCGCCAAGTTCAAATATGACCGGCTTGTGTGATATTAATAATCCTGGAAGATATTGATAAATGTTCATAGTGCGATATCCTCCGGTTCCATCATCTCGAATCTGTAAAACTGGTCCGGGTCTGAAATCTTCTTGTATAATAACTCATTCGGCTGCACGCGGGTCATATCCAATCCCAATGCAATAAGGTTAACAGTGGACTGGTGCGGGCGATGGCCTTTAACTCTCGGATCGTCTGAAACCGCGTTATTCCTGTTATGCCAGTGTCCACAGTACGGCCCACCGATAAAGGCGGTCTGGTACTGCATCTCAATAAATGTGCGACATTGAATCTGATGGCAGTCCAGGAACATAATACCGCTGGAAAAACTGTAATGCGACATTATATCTTCCCGGTTCATCTTAAAATATCGCAAACATCTATCTGATGTATATTCACCTAATATTGCTCCATTATTGCTGAAATAATAACCAATGTCGGCGATAATGCTTTTCAGTGCCTCGTAAGAACTTATGAGCTTAATAACAGAGTCCACCCAGTAGATGTAGCGATAACCTTGATCCATTGCCTGTTTCATCATATATGCCTTAAAGGCATATGGTACAGTACCTTCTGTGTACTGGTGGTTTTTAACAGGATGCGGAGGACACCCATCCGGCATCTGGTCAATGTATAACATGAAATCGCCAGTGTAGCCGTTATCAATAAAACTTTTGCGCATCCGCATTATCCCGTCGTAAAACTTCGAGTTACCGAACGCACTGCTGCATAAAATTGTATCACTTCTTCTATTCATTTTTCACATATAAACAATTCAAACTATTTGTATGATATTCGCGGTACCCTTTATCTTTCAGGATTTTATGTATTGATCCGTAATCACCATCATGCTCGACGCAGAACATATTCGGAAGCAGTTGTTCAAAGGGGAACGTACTTAATAATTTAACAGATACCCCCTCGGCATCGATATTCACAAAATTAAAACCGGTTCCGGTGATTTTAAATATATCATCCCAGGTAACCGTATTAATATATATCTCTCCTCTTTTCGAATGTGTGTGCCATGTCTGTTCCTGGTCTGCGTTTAACGAAGATAACAATGTATCGTTAAAGATATGGAATTTGCACAAACCCCGCTGAATATTCATGCCCGCGTTTATCAGCACAACCTTTTCACCATTTGCATTATTCTTAACAAGATCACCGAACGCGAATGGGTCCGGTTCCACACAAACACCGTTCCAGCCAAGTTCCAACAACCGCCTGGTATTACTGAATGTAATACCATTATTGGCCCCGATATCCAAAAACTTGCCCGGTGCATTGCCGAATATTTTAGCAAAATACTGCGTAATATGATGATCTTCATCCAGCTGACTGTAAGACATTAAAACCTCTTTCTTTTCGACTTAAATACAATGCTTTGTCCGTATTCCATGACTGATTATTCTTTGCATACGTCGCATCATTGCCATATTTTAAAAACTCGTGCTTAATGACCACCTTCGGTATCCATTGCACCTTGCCCCATGCTCGCACAATATCGGTAAACTCGTTATCACACCACATACTTCGATATTCAGGGTGATAAATATACCCGAAGCGGTCATACAGTTTTTTACCCATAATACTCAATACTATTAATTTCTGACCAGCATGAGCATCGTCGTCATAATGTAGACAGCCATCCAGTTCCGGGAAATATGTCAATATATCCTGGACAATAATGTCATCATAATCCTGCATAACTGGTCGCATATCATCAGCGATCACTATTAAGATATCGAATTGTCTGTTACCCATATCAGCATTGATAGCCTCGATCTTGTTGTGATTATGGCCGTAGAAATAGACAAGGTTTTCCTTGGCATCCAGGAATTGGCGAATCTCAACATTATTCATTGTTTCATCGTCCTGGTCCATTGAAATAACGAACTGATATTCATACTTACCGCTTAACATACGATAATATGTATTCAGCGTATCTTTGAACCAGTCGGGCCGGCCACGGGTAGCATATTTAAACAACAACTTCATCTTCTTTTTTCCTTTGTGATGCGACCGATTTTTTAGGATCGAACTGATAAAAATAAATGGGTTTTGCAATATACACCTCGCGTCCATGCTGTATCAAAGGATACAGCCTATTGGAATAATCATGATCTTCCCCCCAATTAATTTCTTTGAACATCGTCCTTAAAGCGTATTCACGCTTGACAGGGTTCCAATGGTTCGGGGTGCGATAAAAATTATTATTATCTTCATACCAATGCCCATATCTGATAGAGTGCAGGAATGGTTTAGATTTACTGCCGGGCCATGACATAATACCATTAATGCCGACTACGTCCGGATTCTGATCCAGGGCTTTTAATATCTCTGGAATATAATCCGGGTCTACCAGGTCATCATCGTCAATAAATACTACATAATCACCCTGGGATAACTGCAGCAGGTCATTTCTCTTTTGACCAATGACTTTTACCCTGTCATCAATGTCCAGTAAAACTTCCACGTCAGCATATTTGTCCGCGTTCAATACAGCCAGTAGTGAACGCAGCTGATCCTGCCGCTCAGTCAAAGAACATATTAATATACTCAGTTTCATGCAGGTACTCCTTGAGCTTGCTGTGCCATCTGTGCCTGCCTCATACTCTGGATTATTTCATCTTTATTAGGCAGGTCAGTCGCTTTTATAAATATATCCGGCGGTATTATGCCATACTTGTCCTGGAGTTCACTTAGCATCATATAATTAATCATCTTGGTCGTCGGGGCGTTCGGCCCGATAGTGACCTTAACTCCGTATTCAGCGGTATCTGTATCGTAAAATTCTTCCAGCAGCAGCTGTATCGCATACTCCCGGATTGCATCCTCGTAGTTCCTCATTAATTTCGGGAAGTTCTTTGCGTAAAGCTGTGCGCCCTGAATACCTTCCTTTATCTGGTCATAGACCATCGGTACATCTTCCGGTTTCACCATCTGCATTACACCTTCCGGCGGTGCCAGGTTCGGGTTCGGGGGCATCAGGTCAGTGCCGATATAGTCCACTATCTCATTCTTAGCTTTCAGCATTAAATTGGTGTCTATCAAATCGCTTTCCTCGACCACCTGGCGTATTTCTTCTTTGGTATAGATCTCTTTGACCTGTATAACCTTCAATAGCTGGTTGCCGAATATGGTCAGCGTCTGATGGAAGTTCTGGAATACCGATTCAGTGCTGAGTAATCCCTGCTGCTGTTTTATGTTCAATGCCCTGCCGGATTCGACCTTGCCGGTTTCATAACCGTGAACAGCATCATTCAGGCCGGATACCTCTTTAATGTCGTTATTGAACTGCTCGGCGTTTATCATGTGGCCCTGGGATATCGGGTTCGGTTTTATTTTTTCCAGCCCGCCGCCGTATTTGCTCTTATCGAGTATCAGGCCGTTCACCGAACCGTACTGTTCCAGCTGCTTCATAGCCGTCTGGTTACTGCCGTCGTTCACTAACCAGCCGCTATTGACTGTCTGGTTCAGGTACCTGGTCGCCTGGGTACGGTTTATATTTTCCTCTTTGTTCAGCGATATGATATTGTCCAGCACCCCGAAACAATAACCGCTGTCAAAGTAAGGTACGAACCTGGTAACCGGATAATCCTGCAGGTCCGGATGCTCGAACGGATCTTCTACATCCTCCACCAGTGTCTTGCCCAGCATCACCGAGCGATGCAGTTTCTTGTAAACAGTATCTTCCACGCGATATCTGTCGTTGTTCTTTTTCTTCTTGGCCTGTTTTATTTTCTTCTTATCGGTAAGAACCGCCATCTGTTTTGTCTTGGTATCATATATCGAAACCGCGGGAATATTCTCTTTCCAGTAGACATAGTACATCTTATACCGGTACTTACCGGTCTGGTCATCATATTCGGCCAGGTCCGCACCTACCAGGTAATCGACCAATGCCCCTACCCGTTCTTCAACTGTTTCGCCTTCCACGAACGATGCCTCTGCGATCTTCGGGTACCGGGCCTCGATATCCTCTTTATCCTCGAACTCCTGTATCATTACATACTTGGCCGATTTGTTAAGGTCATAGTCCGAAGCGTCCGGATCAACGATAACATCAAAAAAGCCCCTGGCTTTAATTGTTATCTGCCCGTTGGGGTTGCGGACAGGGTCAATATCCCAGGTCAGGTACCCTGCGGTTTCCACACAGCCTTTTCGGAAACAAGCCGCATATTCCAGATCGGCGAACGCCAGGTCCTGGGTGTGTTTGAGTACCTGAGTCTGGACCTTGGCCACTGTTTCAGAACCATTGTGCCGCGGTTTAACGGTAATATCCTGTTTATTCTGCGACTGTAAACCACACATTGTCTTGATTGTCGCCATGCACCGGTTCACTGTTATAGGCTCTACACCTATATCACGGTACGCGTTCCACTGTTCCTCTGTCCAGTGATGGCCCCGGTAAAAGTCCTGGTTACTTATCGCCCGCTGACGCTGGTCAGTGTACCTGGCCGAACTTTCAGCGTGATTTATGAACATTCTGCACTTGGATTGAATTTTATAGTCATCCATTATGCAACTCCAATTCTAAGGTTAGCCGGCAGATGCACTCCGGTATTCGTAGTCTGTTTCCATTTATCCTGTCGTACCGCCGGGATCCGATCATAACAGTGCATAGCCATTACATAAGCATCGGCCCGGTCAGTGGAATAACCAATTCGTTCTTTGATATTAGCTTTCGGCTCCACCAGTATCTTACCGCTTCGGTATTCATATTTCGGGGCGGTCAGCTGATTACGCAGTTTCGGGTCGCATTCGTTCAATTCAATGTCACCATTGGCGAACATCCTGGCTGTTTCCCACCACATCTGGCTGCGGATATTATAGAACTTCTGTTTCGGCAGTTCGACCGTCGGCTTCGATGCCGAGTTGACGCATATCACTGTATCATTATATCTTCGCAGGGTATCTATCACACCGGCAGCTATCGGGCAGTCGTCAATGACTATCGGGCAGTTGCCGTTGTCTATACTCATCTGGTGTAAGCGGTCCGCGGTATATAACGTATCCTTCTGCCCGTAGATCAGGGTATCTTTTATCCTGGTATTTTCCAACAGGTATATAACCGTTTCATCGTCACCGTACCGGGCTACATCACAGGATATGAACACCTTCTGTTCCACATCAGCCAGTGTATTCTGTAATGCACGGTCTATCCAGATGCCCTTTATTATCTGGTCAGCGCCATCGAGTGCATCCCATTTACCATGCAGATAAGCTTCCAGTAATTCGGGCCTGTGGCCGAACGAATCTTTTAATGTGTTAATATAATCCTGGGGCAGATAAGGATTATCGCTGGGCAAAGCCTGCACAAATATTTTATTATCCGACGCATAATTTATAAACTCATCTTTCAGCCAGCATTGAGCAGGGTTCGCAGTAAACAATCCCTTATAATGCAGCGGTTTGTTCTTAATGGTCAATCGCCGCGATGCCATCAGTACAGATACATCATCGCGGGTCGTTTCTTCGGCCTGGTCAATTGCAATTAACGCGTATTCCGCAGAATTAAATTTGTTTATCGTTTCCTGCTTATCCAGCCCGCCGTAATCTACGGCCATGGTGTTATTAATAAGGATATGTTTCGGGTGACGTTCCGTTCCGCCTACCAGCTTGTATGCACTGGAAGGTATAACTTTCTGCCAGGTCTGCAATGTAGTTGCGGTAAAATCCACACTCTGTTTCCTGCCTATCCAGGCAGCGTGTATCGGGTGCTTGGACGGTTTCAGTCCGTATCGTTTGATGACATTAATGGCCCACATATAAACGTACCAGCACAAGAAAAATGACTTACCCCCGCCCTTGGCACCGCCGTACATAACATCTACGCTGCCCTTATTCAGAGCGTTAAATGCCTGCTGCTGTCTTTCAGTTAATTGTACGTCGGGTATCTCAGACATCCATTTCCACTTTCTTGCCGTTCATAATAATATTCACTGCCGGCGTAACTGCGGCATCACCGCTGGTAACGTCCTGCCGGTCGGTCCAGCCGCGATTCTTCAACCAGAATATCGCACCGGTACAGCTTTTCTCAAGCAGCATTGCCTCCCAGTATGCCTCTATCCTGGTAACCGCGGTATTCATCACGTGACCGAAGTCATCCTCGCGTTTACAGTAACCCAGGATACTGCTCCTGCTGCCGAAATTAAGGAACAAGGTCAATGCCCCGATGGTCATCTTTTCGGTACCGTTTTCCACGGCCTCAAAGAACGCATCGATACGTTCTTGCAGTTCTTCCGGCGATGAATATTTCATGTGATTAGCCACTATCGCAACTCCTCGGTGTAATATACATAAACAGTTAATGCGGACATTGACGCATCGTCGCAGTTGGCCTGGACAATGGACAGATCCCCGGTAACGGGAACCCCGCCGAATACATTGCCGGAGGTGTCCTCCATCGTAATGACATAGCTGTACGGCTCGCTCGCACTGGTTAGGTTCGCTTTGGTCCAGATCGTGTAACTGGCATTGTCGGTAAGTGATATACTGAACGTGGTGTCTGTGCCTGTCGAGTCGATCACTATCCTTTGGACATAGCCATAGATATTGCCCAGTGATACAGTGGCATCGGCCAAAGAGTCGGCGGTGTAATACTTGCACTTCAATGCAGTTTTACCGGATGCGTCCGGCAGATGAGTAACCGCTCCCATTGCCAGGAACGTGATTATAACCGCCAGAATTAAAAGTACCTTTTTCATATCAATATTCCTTATTAAGTTTCGGTTCGTTAATGTCTATCATTAATCAATTCTCGTGTTATTAATAAAGTTATCTAAAGCATCTATGCTCGGCCCTATCGGTTCCACCTTTACGTCTGCGTAATGGATTGGCGAAGTTCCTGTTTGAGCGCCGCAGGAAAGAATTATCCCGCACCTGCTCAATGGTTTTGGAAGATTGAACGGTATCCTGAACGGAATCCAGTCCATTATCACGATATAGTCACCGTTATCTACCGCCTCACCAGCACCGTCAAAGGTCGCTGAAAACGTCACCTTTGTCTGCCCTGCACCTGGGGTATCTTCCTCTATCGCCTCAACCTCATAAACACTGGTATAATTAGTTGTGGTTTTAAAGCTGATATAACTTCCAACTGAAAGACTTGCATAATCACCATCGGTTTCGTCCACTAAAACACTGGTGGAGTCACCACCGTTTTCGGTTGCAAAGTTCTGGCTGTCGTCCAGGTTCAAGGCAATAATAGACCTTGCCCTGACAGTGTTGCCAGACAAGTCCACCGCACCTGAAAAATCATATACGTACAAGGGCTGTGCGAACAGTCCAGCGTCATCCAAAGTACCGTCCTCTACCGACAAAACCTGATGCAGAGAAACACTTGACCCTGTATGTGTAGCTGGAGCATCGTTGGTAGCGCCGAATATCCTTATCAGCGGTTCATTAAGACCTGAAGCGACCCTGAACTTGCCAGTCAGCATAAACGACTCGCATTTGGTATTATTCTGGAACATGGTCCACCAGCCGATATTGTTGTCCGTTTCGCTTGCGCCTCGGTCTATTGAAACATAAGGGGTGGTATCGTCGCCTGTGCCAGCCTCCACGTGCAGGGGGTTACAATCGGTGTCTGGTCTTACTATACCCCAGCCAGTCGGTATCAACGAATCATTATACTTGGTATAGGTGAAATCATCTGCCATTAACATATTAACAGGCGTTCCACGTTCAGCTACCATAGCACCTGCCAGACCCATCGCTTTTAACGTGCCTGCATTGACCTTGGTTTCGATATAGTCAAGTATTGTGGTAAGGTCTGTATATTCAACTGTCTGGTCAGCGGACGTCCAGCCTGTCTTGCCCGCCTTCTGGGAACCGTCACCATCGCCATCATAAGTTTCGCCAGAGTCCAGAAATTCGTGTGCGTACAGTTCTATGGCAGTACCAGTTTCAATGCACTGGTCTATCATATCAGTAACTGTAGAAGCCGCCAGGGATGCAAAGTCAACTCTTTTGGTGTAAGGTGTGGTTCTCGGTATTCTCCAGAAATAATCACCGTCATCGAATGTTACCGCCTTGCCGTACTTGGCGTGAAGTACGTTCCAGAACGTATTGTCCATATTCACCGCCTCGCCCTCGCCGTCCTGCCACCAAGTACCCAGCATTGCAAAACCCTGCGAACTCAAGTACAAGGCACCAGTATCGTCAGTTTCAAAACAGACATTAGAGGAAGTGTCCTGAATTACATCAGCTATCCTATCGCCCACGGTCTTATTCTCTCTGTCAATGGTATCTGAAAGAGCATGGTTGTATATCTCGCCCATCTCCGCCTGGTAATCCACACCACAGCATATCTCGTTATAGAACCAATCGGTATCAGTAGAACTTTCCCAGTCGCCGTGAGATAAAGAGTGGTTAAGGAAACAAGCACCGCCCCTCGTAACCATCATAGCTAACTGCTCATCGGTCGCTCTTGTATAATGAACAGTTTCCACTGATTCGCAGCCGATAGGTTCGGAGTTACTCATGATTGATGGTACAGCCACAGAGAACGGTATTCCTCTTTTCAGGCATTCCCTGTAAAGTACCACGTACGAGGTCTGGAGTATGTCATCAGCCACCAGACACACTACACCTACGTTATCTGGAACCCTGACGGGAAGGTCGTAGTTATACTCAACACTCTGCCTGGTTTCATCGTTCTCAACCCTGTAAAGACCGTTGGACATAAAAGAATTGAATCCAAAACACACACTGCACATTAATAATATCAATAATAATCGTTTCATTAATTTACTCCTATAATTCACATTCGATAGCCTTAATCTTGTAACGGTCAAGAATCTGCTGTTTCTCTTTCAAACTGTCGATGAAATTCTTTAAGAACATCAAATCAGCTAAATCCTGCTCTATCTCCTTCTGACGAACAGCCTCACGAACTAACTGCCTCGACTTGGCAACCGTCAACTTCTGGTCAGGAACCAACTCCTTTACAGACCAGTAATCCAATACCTCAACCTGTTCCTTGGTCAATTCACTTACCGCACTGGTAAAAGACGTAGAATCTGAAGTGAAATCAGCAAAACATATATTCAAGAACCATAAGACCATTAAGATTAACAATAGTTTCTTCATTTGGAGTCGAGCCTCCCCTGGATAGTTAATTGATATAACGCCACTAAGACTATAGCTGCAACAGAGATACAGGCATTCCTGAACTCAGTGTTAGAAACAACTGTAATGCCGGTGATCGCCGCCATTGCAACATTGGCCTTTTTACTCAGTCCGAATTTGTTATTCGTTTCGTTCATCCGCTTCTTTCGTTATCTTCACAATACGCAGGTCCGTGATCCGCATTATCAGACCTATCTGCTTTTCCTGGAGGTCAGTGAGCATGGCCGCGGCGATCTTCGAGTCAGTAGGATTGATATAACTGGTAAACCTGTCATGAAAGCATTGCGGACATTCCCAGTTGACCCACGTCTTTGGTAAAGATTCATTTTTCCGGCCACATACATTACACCTTGCCATTTAATAACTTTCAAAAAAACTGCCTTACACACTATTCATTATACCACGGAATTTGTATCACCGAAATATCACCAAAGAATACAAAAAACTCAATAAAAAGAAAAAAGTACGGCTTTAAAAAAGTGCAATATTGTACAAAAAACGCAGATTTTCCGCTTGACATGCTTTAAAAAAGGGTAGACTTTCGGACTTCGAATCCGAAGGTTGGAGGTTCGAGTCCTCCCGGGCGCAATGATAAGTAAAGATAAAACAAAGACTTACAAAACCTGTTAAACTGGTGAAAGAGCATCGTATCACCGCTATATCACCAAAGAAACGAAAAAGATTACTGTTGACAATACAAAATTTATGGTAAAATACAGTAACTATGCGTAAGGTTTGGATAACACAGCGAAAAGGAATTCCCGGCTGCTACGTCGAATGGTACGACCAGCTCGGACGGCGACGATCCAAGTACTTCGCCCCGCAGCACAAACCCTACGTCCAGAACTTCAAGGCACGCAAATTCATCCAACTAAATTCCGATTGCCTACCGCCAGGGGCGACGATAGAAATATCATGGTCAGAGGCAGTAGAACAATACATTGCATCCAAAAAGGCAGAGGGATTGAAACCAAAGTCAATGGCCGATATACACAATACCATGAACAAGATTGCCAAATACTGTCAGCCGGCGACAGTTAAAATGTTCGGCCTGATCATGGTAAACAAGCTGATCACCATACTACAAGATCAAAACCTATCACCAAACACGATCAATAAAGATATCAGGAATATCAGAACGTTTATAACCTGGTGCAGCCGGCATGGATATCTTGATCACTTCCACGTTCGAAACGTCAAACCCAGGGCGAAGGTTGTTACTGTATTATCTAACAAAGATATCAAAAAACTGCTCAATGCTTGCGGCAACGATAAACAATGGCGCATGAGGATCCTGCTGGCGGTAACGACCGGACTGCGAAGGTC